AACCTTGTAAGATTTACACTAGACGCAGAGTCTCTTTCGAGGTACGCTAATGCTTCTTACAAATTAACCATTCGTCCTACGCCAAGTCTTGTAGCTCTGATATTCCTTACCATCAGTAGTACGAGAGTCAAGAATACAATACACAACCTTACCAGTCACGAGACGGTACGCATCACCAAGATGCCCAGTATCCGGGTTGATATTGTAATCAATAGAACCATACTGTTCATTGAACTTACGCTCACCATCAGCAGTAGGCTCAAATCCAAGCGTAGCCATAAGGAAACGCTTGAAAGCACCAAGACCGGCATCATTGTTAAGAGAGAATTCAGGGAAAACTCTCTTACCGCTGTGATTACCGTCAGTCACCTTCATCGGGTAGCGAACACCGATAATCTCAACCTCTGCTCCAGTTGTCTTATCGTTAAACTTTCTGCTATAAGCCTTCGGCTCAAAGACGGTAAGCATATACTCGTCTTTAGGAAGCACTTCGGTAATAGCAGAGTTCGCGGCCAGATTAGGATTAAAGTCAGGCATTTTTTACTTTCCTTTTGGTGTGTTATTTTGAATACGAGAGAACATAGACAACAGTGAAACGTCAGGTTTGATTATCTCAGTTGAATTGAACGTACCTCCGTGTCTAGATTTCGCTGTAATGATTTCGTCCCCTTGAGTGCGAACCCGATAAACCGCAGTTTCTCCTCCACCGATAACTTCGGCGTGCCAGACTTCATCAAAGAGCAAAGGGATTGTATCTGGAAAAGACTGTCCTGTAGCTGCGATTCCAATTTTTCTAACTCCAGCAGCTTCTCCAATTGTTTTCGGCTTATCATAGAATAATCTCTCGTGGCCAAGTACAATAAAGTTTTTCTTAGCTTGCTTTGCGATAATCACATAAGTGCTGAGGAACCATTCTATGATAGACATTTCGGTTCCGAAATCTTGCACAGCAGGCAAGATTACATCGAAACGCTCAAGAACATCTTTCTTAGTCTTAGACTTTCCAAGACTTTGGTTTACATCAAGAGCCTTGAACATTGCAAACTTACGGAGGAACGTAAGGTCGTCGATAACAATGTGGTCAAATTCAGAACCAAATTCAAGTAGTGCTCTGTCAATGTAAGTACAGATTGCATCAAGTGCAGTAGCGTTGTCAGGTAAACCAGTAGAATTAAGTTCTTCGTGCGGGTCGTATAAAATTGGATTAGATTTATGATACTTTTTAAAATCTACAGACTTAAGTGTTTCCTCCCCTTCACCACAGGAAATGTATAACGTTCTATCTCCGAGTGTGCCTGCAAGACGAGTCTTACCAGAGCCACTCTTTCCGTAGAGGAATAGAGTTATACTTTCTCCTGAAGGTTTATCACTCAGCCTTTGAATCTTCAACGGTTCCGTTGTCATCTTTTGAACTCAAAGTTAAATGCTTACCACCAAGGCCAACAATAGAACTAAGTTCTCGGAAAGTAAAAGCAGGAATACAGTCAAGCCGTGCGTAAGTAATCTCACCAGTCTTACCATCACCGGGAAGTTTAATGTATTCATATTCACGAAGCTTAACAAATTCTTCAATCTTCTTGACCATTGCTTCGTCTGTTGCCTGAACCATTAATGATTCACCAACAAAGAAACCAACTTGTTTAGTCATTTTGTCACCTTAAAGTTTACAACGAAACAGCGTTCAATAGTCAAACCATAATACTTTGCAATCGAAGGCCCGATATGTCGCTTATGTGCAAGGATATCACTTACATATGCAACAGTAACTTTCATCTCTTTAGCTAAGTTACGCATCGAACCAAACTTCTTTACATCTCGCCTCATCATTCGTCTGACTGTATTCTCAGTCATCCGTATCTCGATTCTGTGAATCCCACGGCTTGAACTTAAAGTTATCTTTAAGCTGAACTTCAAGATGGGCTTCGTTCAAAGTCTTGCAACAAGAATGATATTCACAATACTGACAAGCTTTCTCGTTCATCGGCCAAGTGTCATTATCTCGGCAGACATTAATAAGTTGCTCATACAAACGAGTTTCCTCAAGCCACTTTTGTATTTGTGCAGGATTACGAGAAAGCGTATAGTTAATAATCTTAGGCTTTTCTTTTTCAGTTTGGTGCAAAACTTCGTAATAGATACCTTGAACCATAGTCTGCGTAAGTTGTCCAAGTGCCCAAGTATAACGTGTAACTTGGTCATTCGGTTCGTGTGAACGCTCGTACCACGGCCCAATCTTACTCGAAGTTTTGAAATCTCTACCCCAAACTCTACCATTGTGTTTAATAATCTGGTCAGCCTTGCCTGTGATAAGCATGCCAGAAATTTCATCTACAATAGCAAAATCTTCTTCGACACCAATAACTTCAATACGACGCTGTTTCTTTTCAATCTCCCAATGAGCGTAAGCAACGTTACAAGATTCAATCAAACGAATCTTAGTAAGATGCTTATGCTTTTTATACTTAATTGGGTCTGGATTGTTTGGATAAAGATTCAGTGCAGCTTCAAGTGCTTTAACGTGAGCCATCTGTGCGCCAATGGAAACGTATTCTTTCTCAAGCACTTCACGGTACTTGTGATAAGCTGTACCGAAACCAAACCAAGGTGGATTATCCTTCCTATCAAATCCCAGTACCATTCTGTAGAAATACTTTCGAGGACATTCCTTGAAAACATTTGTAGCAGAGTGGTCACGAGCTAAAGGCTCGGCACGCTGTAGATTTGGTAGGAACGTTCTCTTAGGTACGGGGAATGTGTCCATTTTCAACTCGCTTAATGAAAGTCTCAATAAAAGTCACAGGTAAAATGACTTGATTCTCTTTAGTTCTAAAGTGCAAATCTTCTTCTGTAATATACTTAAATAACTCAGCCCGTAACGTCTCCAAGTGTTCTTGCTGCAATCTCTGCATAATCCCTCGGGCTCTTAGCATTTACATTCATATAGCCAGTAAGTAACTGGTCAAAGAACCAAGTCAGAGATACATCTGGATAGTGTGCCATAATCCATTTATATTTCTCTGAATCAATAGCAATTTCTTTCCTGATTTTCTGTACGTCATCAGGGTCATCTTTAGCCATTTTTAAATATTCTCAGTTTAGGTGTGTTCGTAACTTCAAGATTTTCTGTCTTAGCCCAAGTAGTAAGCCGAGTAAGTTCATCTTCTGAAAGCTCTGCATTAGGAAACTCAATCGAAGCAGCCCTATGATGAATTACCGCACCAATAACTTCTCTAAGTGTTATAGCATTAGTTATAGTAAGAGTTTCGGCTGCTCTGGGATTTGCAATTTCGACAGGAAAGTCTCGAAGTTCTACACGAACACGACCGTTGAGAATACGTATCTTATACTTGGAACGAATTTCTATAAGTGTTCTATCATTAATCTTATTACCAAGAGCTAAAGCTTCAGCAAGCCATCGAGCTAGCTTAACTGGATTACTATGCTTAAAATCAAGCACATCTGGATATTTTGCCATCTCGTCCAGATAAGCTTGTACTCTTGGAATTGTATTGGACGAGAATTTGTAGGACATTTTAATCTAGTGTTCCTTTAAGAGCAATCGCTGCATTAGCAGTCATAACACACTCACGGAGCTTACGAATTGCAACAGTTTGGTCTGCACATTGAGGAGTACACCTCAAAATAATCTCAGCGAAAGCTTTCGCTCCTCCACGAATCATTGCATAATCTGCAAGCTGAACTTCATCTGGTGCGTGATACTTAAAGATATTATCGAGGTTCATTTTATTCCTCTGGAATATTATGCTTCTGACAAAGAAGCTTATAGACTTCAATGTTTACATCCTTAACAAATTTAATATCTTCTAGTGGTGTGCTATCATGTCGCGATGTAATCCATTCACCATCGTGAGTTTGCATTTGAATTACACCATTATGAAGTCTATAAAGCATTTTCATTTTGGTAACTCAAGTTGGAAGTAGTGAACAATATGTACTTTAAGTCCAAGTTGCTTCACTTCATTCTCAAGATTATACAAAGGAGCTACATCACCAAGAAATTGAGTACAAGCACAAACAACATCCCAAGAAGATTCACCCTGAAGAATATCACGAATCTTATTAAGAATAGGAAGTGCTCTATCTTCAGGTTTACCAATAAGGCCATTAACCATAGCCATACGTTCATCAATCTGCTGCTTTACTTTAATCTGTTCTGGCGTTAGGTTTTCTGCACTGGAATCACTACCGGATTCAACAGGTTTATTAAGTTCAGCCATTTCTCTGCATCCTCTTGAGTTTCACACTCAATAGAACCTACGTTGTTATTGTTTTTACTAATAATAAGAATGATACCTGTAGGGCGTTCGATTGGTTCAACGCCCCAAGTCTTTTCTCTTTGGATTAGTAAAGTACCCGATGTGTCGTTGGGTTGATTCATTTGGATTCTTTAACTTGTATGCTTTGTACTTAAGGATAGCTAACGCAAAAGCTTCAGGCCCAGAAGAAACGACCAAGCCTGAAGTATCCATCACGTTCTTATCACTGACTTGTCCATAGAGTACATTGCAGAGTTCATCTAAGTCTGCTCCGTTTTGGAGTGCAAGACTAATAATTTCTGCAAAGCTAGTTGCCCAAGCGCGTAAAGTATTTCCGGCTTTGCCAATAAAAATCTCTACGCGCACAGGCTTGTTGTCATCCTCAGAGAATATAACAATCATATCTCCCTCAGGAGCTTTAACTCTAATACTAACTGCATCAAAAACAGATAACATTAATCCTCATCATTGTCATCTTCGTCAGTATTGTCAGACGAAGCAATAAGTTCAGCTTCAGCTTCCTTCTCTAAATCTTCAAACTCAGTATCAACAATCTCAGAATCAGTCAAATCATTATCATCAACAAAAGCCTCAACTTCCTCAAGAGTCTCATTGAAGTTATTAAGAGCTTCAATTACAATCTTCGGAGCTGCATATCCTGCTGCAACTAAATCCTTATCAAGCTCCTTGAGAAAGATTCGCAGGTCACGCTCAAGTTTAGTATTTCCCTGATTATCAAAGTAATCAAGGGAGTTAATAAGAGGTTCGAGCATTTTTTATTCTCCAAATTATGAAAGATGTGGGTGATTAGATTCTTTTTCAAGCTCAAGCAAACGAGTTAAGCGTGAGCCAGAAATACGAATTTCTTGTTCATTCATATTTCTATACCACGCGTGTAATACAATATCTTTACCATCCAAGAAAGCTGTGTATAAATTACCATCAACTTTCATTGTTTGAAAAGTTAAATGTTTTGGAGTCATATTGTATTAGTATATTCGGGTAGGTCTGGGGCGCGGAGGGTCGCACCGGGGGGACGGCCTAATATACCCCTCTAGGGGGGGTCGTGTCAAGCCCCCAAGGGGGCTAGGGCCGCACGAAGCTCCTCAAAGCTCTCTCTATAAGGCTCTAGTGATTTCGTGCGGTTGTAGGCCATCCTAGCGCGTTGGGTGTACCCGGTTAGGATTTTGTATATTGTCAACAATCCAAGTATTAACTTTGCCAATACGCTTCTTCCAACCATTCAAAAAGACATATTGCGAAGGATTATTTGCAACAATGTCATTATAATAAATGGCACGCCTATGAGAATAACTCATATTTAACTCTTTATCTCCGCCGAGTGGATGACTACGGATATAGGAGATAATGTTACCAAGAGTCTTTGGGCCAACGTAACCATCTACAGTTGTAGGAATGTAACTATTGATAACGCGTTGTAATGTTTCTGCTGCATCAATACCCTTACGCTCGTAACCTGCATTAACTACGAAATCGAAGTGTTGAACTGTAAGAGCAGGAGCATATTCGAGAAGAAGGTCGCAACGGGATTTAATCCAGAAGGAACGGTAGATTTCTATAACTGCATCAATAGCAATATACTTCACGTTCATACCTTCTATACTATCATTTGGATATTTATTAACAAGCCACTTATTATATGTAGCCTGTGTAATACCGTAATTAGTAGGGCCACCTCTATCATTTGGGTTATTTACGTAACCCCCTTCATTGGGTAATATTACTTCTTTTAGGATGCGCTCGAACATTATGATTTCCTTGTTAGAAATTCTACAATCTTTTGATACATTGTAAGCTGATTAATGCTAGAATCTTTTGGCGACGTTTTGTATGAAAAACCAAAAAGTTTACCATTAATTTCACGAACAATATCTACTTGCTTAGATTCATCAAGCATTATGTGTTCCGTGTGGAGTTGTAGTTAAGATACGAGTTAAGCCCGCCCGGAGATTGGTGTATGTCTGGCCGGGCTTAACTGTAGTACCTCTTTATACAATAGGATTGGTGCTGCACTCGCTCGCCTTTGGCTCGCTCGGTATTAGATTGATACTGCGCTGCCTACGTAATGCATCAGAGCCAATTCTGAAAATCAAACCTTGGTCGATAACTCTCAATGCATAGTCTAATGGAATAGCAACTTCCTCACCATAAGGAATGTTGTCGAATGTAATATCAATTGCATCTTCTTTTGTATACTTTCCTGCTTCTGCTAACTTCACAGTGTAACCACAGCGATTAGGTTTCCACCAAGCTTCGTGTTCGTGAGACCAGATGTAATACAACATTATTCCTTCACCTCCACTTTCATAATTTTATGTTTAGGTTTCTTCAACCTCTGCTGTACACAATGCATCTTAATAGCGCCTTTAGCTTGTGCTTCAGACACAAATAACGTTGCGTTCTTCTTCTTACCAAAGCCGTTGAAGTAACTCATACCATCTATATGAGTTACCTTAAGCCAATCAGCAGTACAACGCCCACAATGAACAATCAGCCGATGTGCCATAAGGCATACCGAAGCATTGAGATGGGCCATAGGAAAATTTCGAAACCAACACCGAAGAAACCAGATTGAGAGAAATCTGGAACATCATCAAGATAATCACTCCAAAACAATCCGATGACGAGATAGACTGCAATGATTAGAATAATCACTTAACCTCCTCAACAGAGAAAACGAGAGTGTTCTTAAGAGGACAATCCTTTAGTACATTATTGAGTGTGCGTAACATTTCCTCTCGCGTCTTGAACTTAAACGTAGATGTTACGCTATTTTCTACAATGTTGAGTTTAATCACGTTAGCTCCAGAACAGTTGTGTTCTTATGTTCACCAAAATAGAATAAATGATTGCTTTCAGTTATGTTGAACAAACTCACGTCGTGACATTCTTCCTTGCTATTCCAAACAACAACAGGAATATCACCACAAGTATCTCTAATCTCTGCTAGTTTGTTTATAAGTTCGGAAATCCTCACGGAACCTCCTTTACCTTATAGAGTTTATCACTTCCCGCGCAACGTTCTACGAACGCAATGACATTGCCATTAGTGTTTCGTTGAACGTCAATAATCCAACAATGTTGCTCGGGCTTCGGAAGCTCAAACGGAGAACAAGAGGCTAGGAATAATAGCGCAAATCCGGGCTTCATTCTTTCGCTCCGAGAAGTTGTGGATACAATCCGCGATTAATGTCTAGTTCAAAATTCCTCATGAAATCAGGGAATGGAACGAATTTCACATGCTTCGGCCAATAATAACCATTGGGTACAACTCTAACACCATCTCGACCTAACGAAGTTGCAATAGGGCAACTATTACTGCTAGTATAATAAGTGCCCTTCATCATTGCACGAATAGCGGGGCGCCCCATTGCCTTACGTTCTGCATTAATCCACTTTAGCACTTCGGCAGGTACTCTCATTTAATCCTCCGCTCTCTCACTTAAGTCCAATTAGATAACCAATGCAGAAGCCGAAAGAACATCCAAGAAACCAGACTATAAAAAATACATAACGTTCCCCTTCTGCTACTAACTTGTGGTCATTACTATAGAATCTAATATAAGTCCACATACTACCCTCCATTCTTAAGATATTCAAGAACCTCGTTAAACATAGACTCGTTCGCACGGATACTATTAGTTCCGTCTACAACAGCTTCGATAACTGCAAGTTTACTGGCGAGAAGGGACTGAATGAAATCTTCAATACTATTAGCCACAATCATATAGTACGAGCTGATAGCGTGTGCGTCATTCAAACGTCCATAAGCCCGCCCTTCCGCCTGTTGGTGCGCGGCAGGAGTCCACATTAGGTCATTAAACACAACAGCACCCGCCTTAGTAAGATTCAATCCTTCCGCTGCAACTTGAGTAGTACAAACGAGATACTTAATCTTCTCGTCATTTTGGAACGCATCACACTGTGCCATACGGTAATCCCCACCATCAGCACCCGTGAATGAAACACATTCATTTCCAAGATAATTCTTAATGAACGTTACACACTCAACAAACTGAGAGAAGATGATAACCTTCTTATAATCACCTTCCATAGATTCATTCAATTCCTGTGCGTGTTCTGCCGTAGCTTCCATCTTAGCTTGGGCGCAAATCTGCTTAAGACGCATAATCTGAACGAGAAGATTCTGAACGTCAAACCTATTTCCGCTCAACGACTCATAGATTCCCGTAAGAACCTTTTGATAACGCTTTTTATCAGCATCATTAAGTTCTACAAATTCATTCACACGAAGGATTGCCGGAAGTTCCTTCATTACATCCTTCTTAGTGCGGCGAATCATTCGAGTCTTAAGTAGAGACTGAAGTTCCTTCAGATTACGAACATAGCCATTCTTAGCACCATACTGATTCTCGAAACGTCCATAGTTCGGGAACGTTTCTTTATCCAGTAAGTGTAGAATAGGCCAAGCCTCTTGCGGCCTGTTAAGAATCGGAGTACCGCTCAAACCGACAATGTGCTTAGCGGTAAGCGTGATAGCAGCTTGAGTGCGCTTTGCGTCTACATTCTTAATCTTATGGAATTCATCCAGTCCAATACAATCATAACCGGATGCATTAATCAGAATTGCCCACGGGTAGATTTGCGTAAAGAATCCCTGCTTATCCTTGGATTCAATGTTACTCCCAAGAATATCATAATTAATAATTACAAACTTATACTTCTTATTCATAATGAAATCAAAATCTACACCAGTGGGCTGCCTTCCACTACATACATACGCATCCTCATTAAGATACTGTTTGATATACCGAACCCAGTTAATCTTGAGACTTGCGGGAACGACAATAACCGCGCTAAGATTATTCTTAGCAACGTAAGCGAGGAATTGCGCAGACTTACCTAGTCCCATTTCGTCACATACAATAGCCCGCCCACCAGTAGCTTCGATGAACGTAGCACCAACCTTTTGGAATGGACGTAAGGTAATGGTATTCAGTACATCCGGGTATTCTGTATCTGTAGCAAGTGCAATTTTATCAAGAGTATTACGCTGAATGTTCTGCTCAGTAGCATACTTAAGAACATTCTCGTCAATGGTAAACTTAACTCCTATTGCACGAATCTCGCTAATAATGTCAATGAGCCTATACGCTTCCGTCATAGGCATTTCGACATTAGTATGAGTCTGGTAGTCGCGTTTAATGACACCCGGAATGATTACGTTATTCTGGATGCACCAAATGGAAACATTACTCCCAAGCTCGCAGCGAATGAGAATAAACCGCTCATTCTTAGTGATAGCGTAGGGTACTGTTTCCTCGATATTACGAATAGTATTGAACAACTTAGGAGACTTAAACTTAAGATTGTAAATGGCCGATTGCTTATTCATTTCCTTATAGAAACGCGGCCATTCCTTAGTGCTAATAGACAGGAAATTATTTACAACCTTAATAGTCTTAAAGCTAAGCAACCTTCCGGCAAATGCGTAATTCTCCTCGCGTTGTTCTACTGTGAAAAGGATAGTATCATCTTTGATTGAATCAATTAGAATGTTTTGCATCTTTCCTCATTATGTTGGATAATTAAGAACATTGCCCGGACAGGATTCGAACCTGTATTTCCGCGAACGGCGTCCTAGTCCTTAGACGACCGGGCTTAACTTCAATTAACTCCGCAATGCCTTAGCATATGCTTCAAACACTTCTGGATAATGCCACTCCTCACCAAAACCAAACCAATTAGTAGTGATATCGCACCAAACAGAGTTATAATCTATACGAAATTTAATCTTACCATTACTCTGTTTCTGAAAATATAAATCATACGACATATAAGGATTGCGGGCAAAGAAAACAGGCTTCTCTGCTAATACCTTAAGTCCGTTCTCTATATCTGTCTTAGTAAGAACTACGCCCCACCCATTTGCACGCAATAAAACATTGTCTCCATCCTTACTCCATTTCAACATTTGATTCCTCCGTAATCTCGTTATCCGCGTTATCTGTGATAGTCTTTACGTTACGCTTACCGCCGCACAAACAAACATCCGGCTGAAAATCATCCGGGTTGATTCCAGTCTTATACTTAGTTTCCTTATTGCATCGAGTACAAAAAAGTCCGTAGAGATACATTAGCTATTCCTTGCCTTTATAATTGCTTCGAGTTCGCTGTTAGAAAATGCACCAACAGTGCCTGCTTCAACACAATTCCACGGCGTATGCGGCAAATATGGTGGGGCAATCGCTTTCCAATATACCTGTTCATCAGTGTGTTTCTTGAATTCTATTTTGTTTCCATAACTAGTAATACCAAAAAAGCTCGGCTTCTCGTTAAGAACCTTAAGCCCAGCTTCTAAATCTTCTTTTGTTAGGTCTGGAGCCATTTCAGTAAAACCTACAGTATTATTGCTCGTTTTAACCCAAGTACCTTTAGCCATTACGCCCTAACCTTTGTAAGAGTGTATGTGATTACTCCAAAGTGCTTAATATAAGAACGAATCATTTGGCGGGCTTCTGGAATAGTTACTCTTGACCAATCAATATATGCGTTGGGAGTCTTAATCTTTAGCATCCACATATCTACTCCCTGTTAAGGATAGTTTCAATCTTATGGCGCATATTTTCATCCTTTTCCTTCTCATACAGAATACGGAGCAGCGAAAGCATTTCCTTGTTATCTCGCTCTAGCTTCTCTTTATACTCTCTACTCGCCCGCGCTGTCTGTGCCGCCTTTGCATAACTCATTATTTCCCCTTGGATATTCAGAGTATTGGATTTGTAACCCAATGATTACACCTATGCAGATTCCTACACATACGCAGATAACCCCATACGCTACTGTAATAGCTAGCGTAGAGGGCGTGGCCCAATGTATTGTAGATTCCATTATTCCTCTTTGAATAGTGAAAGTGGCCCCTCTGGGATTTGAACCCAGTGCCTTCGCATTATGAGTGCGCCGCTCTAACCTATTGAGCTAAGGGGCCGAAGTGTTGGTAGCAGAGTTACCAGACTAAACCTAAGTTTAGCTGACTCCATTTAACCGTACTTCTATAATGGCAAAACATCCTTACGGATAGCTACCAACATTTTTTGCGCAGTAACGCTAGCCCTTTTCTTTTACGCAAGAGGATAGCGGAGTCCTACCCATACTTGCAACGAGACTGTGCAAAAAGTGCCCCTCCCCGGAATCGAACCGGGAAACCTTGCGGTGGCAGATTTTAAGTCTGCTGTGTTTACCAATTTCACCAGAGGGGCTAGTGCCTTCGTGCATCCCGGAAAACCCGTAGATGACTACATAAAGCCAAACACTCTAGGCTATTGCGTCTGGCGTACACGAATTGTGTAATGTGTGCTACAACTAAGTCGGCTACGCTTTGGGTTGAGTCTCTACTAGCTCGTTTCCCCGTTCTCGCCCAATCCAGTCACATTAATGGAGAAGGCACACATTACACAAGACGGGGGGAGTTTCTAATTCCCTAACGCTGCCGTCACAACGTATACAATGGGCAATGGATGCAGTTTAGTATAATCCTGCCCCGTCCCGCCGTGTTAAATACTCTTACGCATCTCGCGGCGACTAGCGTAAGAGAGATTACTTATTGAGCTTGCGCTTATACATCTCCAACAGCTTAGCAGGGCTCGGATGCTTGAGCCTGTAGTCCTGAACATCTCCCCGCTTGTTCTGAATCGCACACAGGAGACGAGCGATATCCCGGCGGGCCAAATTCAAACCGTAACCCAAATCAAACTTGTAACCGAAATCCTGCGAAAATCTCTTACTGTTCAAATAGAAATACAGACTGTCAAACAAGAGAGCCATTTCGTGCGCGTGACGCTTGTGCATCGA